AAGGCGACTTTGTGGCCAATCGGTTGGCACTGAACGCGCTGATGCGTTCAGTGATCGGCGGGATTGCCCTGGACGCTGATGGCGAGGACGCCATGTTTCTGACCCGTTCGGCCGCCGGGGTCGATTCGATCATCGAAAGACTCAAGGATGAGGTGCAGGGGGCAAGCCGGATCCCCCATACCAAGCTTTGGGGCAGCTCCCCATCGGGGTTGGGGGCCACTGGGCAGTCCGAGAAGTCGGATTTTGCGCAGGAGGTGCACATGCTCCAGGAGGACCACCTGGATCGGGCGCTGCGCCAGTACTACAAAACCCTGGCCGCCTGCTCAACCGATCGGGCAGCAATGGAATTGCCGGAGGATTGGCAGATTGATTTTCACAGCACCATCACCCTTTCCGACCTGGAAGAGGCCGAGCTACGGGGCAAGGTGGCCTCGGCCGACAGCCAGTACCTCAACGCAGGTGTGTTGCAGCCCAACGAAGTGGCCGTGGCGCGTTTTGGCGGGGCCAAGTTCTCGATCGAAACCACCCTGCTGGACCGCGAGAAGAATGGCGCGATCAAACAGGATCCCCAAAACCTGCCACCACCCACCTTTGGTGGTGACCTGGGCACTCTGCCCAATGAGGCCATTGGCCAGGGCCAGGGCCAGGGCCAGCAGCTGTCCCCCCGGGGGGACAGCGGGGACGAACGCGACGACGGTTGCTGCAGCCCCTGCGACGCCGCCACCGCCAAAGGGAAGCCCGCCACCTGCAACGACGGCGCCGTCGACGGCCAGCAGCAGGCCGATGACCAGCTGGAGGGCCAGCAAGCGGCGGCCGCCGAGGCCATCGCCAGGGCCATCGCGCAGGACGAGCGCCGCAAGGGCTGCGGCCGGCGGCCCGGGGTACGGGCGGACGGCAGCCGGGTGACCGGTCGGCGGGTGGTGGCCGGCGTGCCAGTTGACGTCCGCAGCGATGGCAGCGCCACCCTGGTCGGACCCTACGGGCAGGCCCTGGCTCTGGAAGCGGCAGTGGGCTTTGACTCCACCGGGCTATGGGAGGTGCTGAGCCCAGCCGGCCAATGGACCGCCGTGGTGGGAGTGAAAGACCAGGCCATGGTGGTGGCCGCCGCCGGCCCGGGTGCCCGGGTGCGCCGCCTCGATGGCACTGACATGGTGGCGATGGGGGTCCGATGCGACAGCTATGAGCCATGAGCATTGACCGTCGGCTGGAGCTCCAGCAGCGGCTAAGCGACGAACTGCGGGGCCTGGAGGATGAAGCGATCGGGCGGATCGGTCGCGTCTTCGAGGGGGCCCTGCGGAAAACGGTCGCACGCATTTTTGCGCAGCTCAATGGCATCGCCGCCCAACCCGCCTATGACCCAAAGACCACCCCAGGGGCGTTTTTGGGATCCACCCCCGAGGGGCAGGTATCCATCAATCCGGTTTTGAAGAATCAAGCCCAGCTGATCCTGCAGGGGCAGCTGCTCCAAGATCTCCGCCAGATCATCGACTCGATGCAGCTCTCCCCCCGGCAGATGGAGCGGCTGGAGAGCGAACTGAAAGCCCTGTTCGATCGGGCCCAGGGACTGGGCAGCGAATATGCCCTCCAGATCACCGGGGCAGAACTCGAGCCCTCCCTGGCGGCGCTCTCCCCTGAGGGGCAGATCGAGCGGCTGCCAGGCCAGGGCCAGGGCCAGGGGCCGGGCGACGGCCCGCCGCTGTTGCCCGGCCAGCAGGGCCCCGCACCGATTGACATGCCATCGGCGCCAGATCGGGGGTACCAGGGTGGGCAACGGCTGAGCCGGCTCTTCGATCTCAGCGGTGCGGTGATCGCGGCGGAACGCGATTTCAAGAGCCTGTCCGAGAACTACGCCAAAGAGCGTGATGCGGCCTCCGATGAGCACGTCAGGGCGTCAAAGGGTTACTACGCCAAGTGGTGGGCTGAATGGGGGGAGTCGGTGTCGTTTGAGACGGCGCGCCAGATGGCCCAGGGCCCCGATCCCCGGGCGCTGAAGGCCAAGCTGCGGGAGAGAATCCCAACCATCAACGAGGCCTTCAAAAACCGGGCGGAAACGATCGCCCGCACCGAAACCTTGATGGCATCTGGCGAGGCCCAAGAGCGGATCTACCGCCGGCTGCGGGTTGGCTTTGTGCAGTACCTGGCGACGCTTGATGACCGCACCTGCGAGTTCTGTGCGCCCCGATCCGGTTGCATCTACTGGATTGGTGGGGTGAAAACCCCGATCCATCCGAACTGCCGCTGCGGCGAGAGCCCGATTACCTTGGAATCGCTGGTGATCCAGAACAGCATGGCGAAATCGCCGGAGCAGACCTGGGAGGCCGAGTTCCAGGCCCATGCGGCGGCCACCATGGCCTATTTCCGGGCGGCCGCCGGCGCCGATGCGGTGCCCCGGCCGGTCGGTGGGCCCGGGGACATGCGGGGCAAGTCTGCTGACTACCCCCTGATGGAGCGGAAAGGCCTGCCGCAAAGCGTGGCGAGGAACGCCTTGAGCCCAGATGACCCACTGAACCAGGCCGCGCGCGATTGGCCAGCTGGTGACCCGGTGTGGTGCCCGCGGCGAGGATGGCTGGACCAACAGGCCAGGGCGGCCTACGAGGCGATTTTGAGATCAGTTTGATCAAGTACCCGTCAAGTGCCCGTCAAATGCCCTTGTCTTCAAGGGCAGCTTGCAATGTTGGCTGCTGTTTTTGCCGCGTCTCCTCGTGTCCTGAGCTGTTGGCGACCGCAACGCACCACCATCGATCCCGCTGATGGCAAGCACCCACAGCCGCTGCCGGTATGCAAGCCCATTCCGCGTCATACCCTGCCTCGGCCAGCGATCCGAGAACGTCGTCCATTCCTCGGTAAGTGATCGCTGCGACGTTTTCCAAGACGATGTATCGCGGTTGTACCAGGCGAATGACTCTGAGCAGCTCGTAGAACAGGCCCGATCGGCTGCCAGCCAGGCCGGCACCCTTTCCGGCTAGGCTGATGTCCTGGCAGGGGAATCCACCGCAAACAATGTCAGCTGATCCGGGTTCTGGTTGGAAGGTGCAGATGTCATCGTGAATTGGGACGGTGGGCCAGTGTTTGGCAAGGATGCGCTGGCAAAACGGGTCGCACTCCACAAACTGCACGGTTTGAATGCCACCCAGCCAGCGAGCAGCAAGGCTGAAGCCGCCGATGCCGCTGAAGGTGTCAATCATTCGCAACATGGTTTCATTTTTATAGGCTCAAGAACAACTGTTGGCCATGTCTCTAGCGGCTTCTTCCGCACCTTCTCCTGTGAATTGCAGCGATCGGTGTCCATGGGGTTGCCACGTCACCCAGCCCTTTGCCTTCAGCTGGGTCAAATGCTGGTGAATGCTACTCACGGTGGGAATTTCAAGAGCTTGCGCGAGCTCTTTTAGGGTTGGAGACTGCCCGTGGAGATTCTGGTGTTTGAGGATTGCCATGGCGACATCGTGCTGGCGGCGGGTTGGTTGCTGTAGTGCCATTGTGAATCAGACAAGAAGAGCAAAAAATAAAGTCAGGAATGCCGCTTTAGTGCCTCCAACAACTGATGGGTTCGCCACTGCAACCACTTGGCCTCATCTTGTAATTGTCGTTCTTCTGTGGGGAACATAACAGCCATGGACTGGCGACCCTTGCCGCTGATGATCTGGGTTAGCTTTTTCGAAAAATAAAAACCACCAAGGCTATCAACTAACCCTACATAAAACCATTTGTTTGCATCATTTGGGGCTTGCTCCAGAAGGGATCCGAATTCTGCGGGTTGGGGCTCGGAAGTAACATTAACGGCAAGTGCCCAACGACGTTTGACAAAAACCCAGCGACAAACCGGGTCTAACTCAGCTGTTTGGCCAGGATCCACATCAATGGGCGGCGGTGTGATGATGCGAATCTGCTCGGTTTCGTAAGTTGGCTGCGACAACAACCAGGCCCAGGGCCCAGCCAGTATCTGAGGCCGTAACCGGCCACTAATTTCCATGGCCAGATAGCGAAGCCAGCCCGACTGGGCTAGGCTCAGGCCTCGTCGCTGTGTGGCCAGCTGCAGGGCAAAGTCCCCAACGTTTTGATTGGCGCGATCGGCGTCAATCACGATCTTGCGCGCTTCGGCGTCAGTTAGATCGCATTCGAACTCAATAATGTAGCCGTTCTTTGTATGCAGTTGGATTAGCATTGGTTCACAAAAATAAGGGCACCAAGGCTTCCCTTGGCGCCATGGGAAAGGAGAAAAAATCAGCCTGAGACACCCACCACTTGAACGAGGGCGCCCAGGGCTTGAGCTGCGTGAGCCCGCAATCGCTCGGCATCCAGCCGAGTCAACTGATACGGCCGGTTGCACAGTTGCCAAAAGCCTGGGTCAAATCGATTCCAGGCCAAGTAATGAGGCATAACCCCTTCTGGCGTCACCAAGCGCACCAAATAGCTTTCCATAAAACTCAGTCCTGGCGCAAAGTCGGGGCGACACTCGGGGCGACACCTCGCTGATACTGCAAGATCTCAACGGCGTCCCGCATCTGCATGATGTGTGGAAACAGGATGGCACCGCCTACCAACAAAACCCAAGAAATTAGGTGGTTTCCAATCATCAAAAAAGACGCCACAAAGGAATCGATTCCCTCGGATTTGCGCCTTTCGGATCGGCGCCTTTTGGCCGGCTGGCGAAACTTTTCACTTTGGAGTGATTCAGGATTTTCGCTGGTTTTGCAAGGAGGCAGCCGCCGGCTCTCAGCCAAAGCGGTGTTGGGTTGAGTCATGGGTCCGATCAGTAATCGGTCTGGACTTGTCAAGCATACAGGATCTTGGATGGCATGGAAGGGCGCGCCCTGCCGCTGGCGGCAGCCGTGCCCTGGCCGATCGCCTTAGCTTGACCAGACACCAACTGATTCGCATGATCGAAGAACAATTTGCCCTGAACGCACTCGCCACTTGGGTTCACGCAAACGGGATTCATCAGGTCAGAACCGCATTGGCATTTGCCAATCAAGCGGCCCAGCAAGCAGACATTGATAGCGATGGTCTGGCGGCCGTGTTGTTAGAAGAGGGAGAACGCCTTCGCATTGAGCCCACCCAAAGTGGTGTTACAACCGATGAGATTGCTCCAGTGCCAAATCCGGAGCAAGATCCGGGGCAAGATCCTGACGAGGCAAATCCTCCACAAACCCAGTCACATCAAGCAAAGGAGGCAAAGCCTGACAAGAAAAATCCGTAACATGTTAATCAAGGTTCATTGACACCAAGAGAAACAACAGTGGATGTCAGGCAGGAAACAGCGTCGCTCGTTAAATCAATCATTGACGAGCTGATTCACGACAGCGTGCATCTGCTGACTCTCAATACATCTGTCGCCACTGGTGAAACTACTGGCACCTTTCGTGCTGGCCAATTGGTCTACAACTACAAAATTCAAGGCGATAACGTTACTTATTCGCCCGTTAGTGACAATTCAGCTGGACGCGCTGACGCCAAGCGGGGCACAGCACGCAAAACGGTGCCCAGGGGGCATCCTGGATTCAGGCGGCTCGAAACCCGCATGGCGCGACTGGACGGTGCGACTGCCGCCATGGCGGCGATTGATCCGATCACGGCGCCACTGACGGCGGTGCTGGCCGCATCGCTGCCTGGGGCAGCCGTTTTGAGCTGGGACCGGCAGCACGCCCCCCCGGGACAAAGCCTCACCGGGCGAGTGGCGGCATCTGGGCTGGTTTACCAGTTTCGCGTCGATGGCGAAGCCGTGCGGTTCCGCCCAGCCTGGGATGGCGAGACTGATGCAACCTGGGCGGCGAGGTCTGAAGGATTTCTGGCGGCCCGGGGCCACCGCCTCGATTTCCGTGACACCCGAACCAAAGGCAAGAGCGCCAGCAAGCGGCGGTGCACCACCGGCTATGGCTGCGGGGCCTCCTGCATCTCAGTGAACAAGGAGTGCGTCATCAGGGCCGCCAGCGCCATCGGCAAGGAGCGGTTGCGGCGGCTGCAGGAGCTAGTCAGGCAGGGCGACCCAAATGCCGGGAAGGTGCAGGCGGCCGTGCAGGCAGGGCGCAATCAAAAGGCCAAAGGCCTGTTGGAGGGCCGGCAAGTGGAGCGGTTGCGCGCAATGCTGCAAGATCCGGCGGTTGCCCAGATGGTCCGCAGCGGCAAGGTGCCCGCAGCAACGGCCGCGGCGCCCGGCCCCGGCCTGGGGGGGGCCGGCCTGGGGGGCCCCGGCCCAGGGGGTCTGGCAGGGACCGTGGCGGTCGTGGCGCCGGACTCCATCGCGGTGGATCCCAAGCGCTTCCAGTTCAAGCTCAACTCATCTGCCAGCGGAGAGGTTGGCTCCCTTGCCGGCATCAAAAAATGGGACGACAACCTCGCCGGGGTGATCTCGGTGTGGCAGGACCCGGCCGATGGCAAGACCTATGTCGTGAACGGGCACAACCGCCTCGCATTGGCCAAACGGATGGCGGCAGAGTCCGTGACGATCCGGTACCTCAAGGCCGCCAATGCCAACGAGGCCCGGGCGATCGGGGCCCTGCAGAACATCGCCCAGGGCCAGGGCAGCGGCATCGATGCAGCGAAATTCTTCCGGGATTCCGGCATCACCGATCAGGCGGCCGTTGAACGCGCCGGCCTCCCCCTCCAATCCGGCAAGGCCGCCCAGGGCCTGGGGCTGGCCCGGCTGCCCGAGTCGATGTTCCGTGCGGTCATTGACAACGAGCTTTCAATCGCCCGTGGCGCGATCATCGGCAATTCAGGGCTGAGCAAGGCCAAACAGGCCGAAATCGGCAAGCTGTTGCGGCAGCGCAAAAACATCTCCGATGGCACCCTGGCGGAGTACGTCGAAAACTTGGCCGTCAGCGAGGCCAGCAAGCAAGGGGCCCTTGACCTCTTCGGGGGGCAAGAAACGGTAGACAACGGCCTGGCCCGGGCGGAGCTTGCCAACAACCTGCGGCGCAAGCTGGCCCGGGAAAAATCGCTCTTTGCCACCGTCAGCAAAAGCCGCGCGGCCGAGGCCCTCCAGCAGAAGGCCGGCAACAAGATCAACCAACGAGAAAGCGCCGGAGTTGCCGCCGAGGCCGATCAGGTGCTGAGGGTGTTCAAGGAGCTGAAGGACAAGGCCGGCCCGATCGCCACCGCCCTCAACAGCGCCGCCAACCGCATGATGAAGGGCGACCCGGCCGCCCTAGTGACGAAGGAGCTGGAGGAGCAGGTGATCGCCGCCATGCAGCTGGAGCTGGAACGGGCCGGCTTGCGCAAACCGAAGCACATCGCCAACGAGGCACCCACGGCCAGCATGTTCGACAGCCTCATCAGCCGGATCATCCGCCTGGATGCTCGCGCCCGAACCACCCCGGGCCAATTGCCCTTGATGGCCGGTGGTGCCCAACTCGATCTGGGCATGCAGCGTGGCAACACCACCAGCCAGGCGGGCCGCAAGCCAGCGGCGGTAGGCCGGGCCGCCAAGGCCGCGGCGACCGGCAATAGCAAAGCCGGCAAGCCCTGCGGGGATGGTCACATCTCTGCAGCTCTCACCTGCCACAAAGGAGGTGCAGGGGCCGGCAATGGGGCCATGGTCTACGCCGGTGAAAGTGATGACGGCAGCCGGTTTGTTGATGCCAAGCCGAACGCCGCGCCGTTGTTCAAGATCCCCCCTCGCCAGGAAACACCAGCAAGCCCAACGGCCAGCAAAACCCCGCTGGCCGCTGCCATGCGCCAGGCAATCCAGCAGATGAAGGCGGCAGACGTTCGGCAGATGTCGATGCTGGCCAACCAGCTGTTCGAATCCGAATGGAGCCTGGAGCGCAAAGGCAAATGGAAGGGAATGACCAAAGCTGCCGCCCAACAGGCCTACATACAAGAGTTCGGCCAACTGCAGGAAGCACAAGCCCAGCGACAGCAGCAGAGTCAGCAAACTCAAACGGCAGGCAGTGGCACGCCGATGAAGCTGTCCCAGCGCATGCGACAGCTGACTGAGACGATGAAAGCGTCTGACGAGCGGATGGCAAAGTTGGGGAAACAGATCTTTGAGCTGCGCCGCAGGACGTTGGACCTGGATGATCCCTCGCCAGGTGCAATGCCAGGGGCCACTCGACGGGCACTGCCAAAGGGGAAATAAGCAATGTCAACCGACGGCCGCCTGGCGCTGCTCCAAACCCGACTTGATGCCCTGGCCGCCCGGCTTGATGCCCGTGCCCGTGCCCGATCGGCCCCCGGCCAGCTGGATCTGCTCACCGGTGGCGGAGCGCAAGCAGAACTCCCCCTGGGCGGCACCACCGGTCAAGGGGGCCGCAAGCCATCAGCGGTAGGCCGGGCCGCCAAGGCCGCGGCGACCGCCAACAGCAAAGCCGGCAAGCCCTGCGGGGAGTCCCACATCTCGGCGGCCAAGCAGTGCCGCAAAGGGGAGACAGGCGAAAGCCAGGAAGGCCAGGAAGCTCCAGCTGACAAGCCGGCAGCAGGGCGGAAGGGAGGACGCCCAACAGCACCTGCCGACCCCCGGGAGGGAACCACCGGAGCGGTTGAGTCTGGTGACTATGAATTCGCCCGAAAATCCGAGGTCCCGAACGCCGGGGAAGACCTGGCCCTATCGGCCCGCCATCGGCGAAACATGTTCTCGGGGTTGGCGGCGGAGGAAGCCGCCGGCACCGCCGAAAAGAACCTCACCCGCGACAACCTGCTCAAGGCCACACCCCATGACCTGATCACCGGCATGACCCCGGCCAACAGCTTGAGCAGCCTGCAGAGTTACCTCACGCTCCAGGCGTTCCCGGCGCGGCCGTACAGCGAGAAGGAACTGGCGGGTTACCAGCGGGCAATGGAACGGCAGGCGCGGCCAGGGATGCAGTCCATGGCTGTTTCTCCGGAAGGCCTGCGGAAGCAATATCACGATGCTTTTCAGCAGCTCCATGGGCTGGTTCATGCGCTACAAAAACATGCCGATCCTAATGCCAATCGTTTAGTCATTCTAAAATGGATTAACGATAAGGTTCGAGAGTTACGGCAGCAAACAGGCGACACGTCGTCTTATGCAATCGGAACAGCAAAAGACCCATACAATCCTGTAGCCAACAGTCTGATTGATTTTTCGCGGCGCATTGGCCGCCGGGGGACTACCTCCGTCCCTGGGAAGATGGAAGATTTCTCCCGTCGGCTCAAGGCCGCCATGGGCAACGACTTTGGGTCGGCTAAAACCACCTTGGAAAAGGCGAGGGAAATTGCGACCCGGATCATGGAGGGCAGCAGCGTCAACGAGGCCTTCGGGACCGTCGGCGCCAATGGCAAGCGGCGCTTTAATCCGGCGGATCTCTACGTGGCCCCGGCCAATCGCCAAGGGGGCCGCAACGTCGGTGGCTCGACGATTGAGCAGGGCACCGATTTCATTCTCCAGGGTTCCGGGTTCCGAGGTCTGCAGTTTGGCAACAGCGTTAGCGATGACGAGCGCAAGCACCACCTGAAGAAGGCGGCCGAGGCCCTAGCCGACCTGGCCGATGTGACCGGCCTGCCTGATGAAGCCATGGGCTTGAAGGGTTCTCTGGGCCTGGCCATTGGCGCCAGAGGGCGAGGTGCTGCACTGGCTCACTTCGAGCCAAAGCTCAAGGTGATCAACCTCACTCGCAAACGGGGCATCGGCACCCTCTCCCACGAATGGGGCCACGCTTTGGACAACTACCTGGGGCTGAAGGCCGGGGTGGCGGCGAGCAGCGCCCCCAATAGCGACAGAATCCACCCGGACCACGTTTTCCTCACCAACTCAGGCAAACCGTGGGAGAAGGATCCCCAAAACCCATCCCCCGTGATCGACGCGATGAAGGCCGTGAAAGAGGCCCATGTCACATCGGGCTTCATGGATCAAGTGGATAAGGAGTCCAGGGGCCTGAAAAGGGCCATGGTTTTCAATGAGGACTACTGGCGTTCGCGGCCAGAGATGTTCGCTCGATCATTTGAAGCCCACATTGACCGCAAGCTGCAGGCCCTTGGCCGGGCGAACACCTATCTGACGCAGACCCCCGACTCTTTGCTATGGCCGACTGCTGAGCAGTCCGAAGCAATGGCGCCAGCCTTTGATCGGCTGATGGCCGCCGTGCGCGCAGAGCACTTTGCCAACGCACCAAAGCGTAATGATGCAAGGGGTGTCCGCATTGATCGTTTCATGGCCGCCTTGGCACGCAACACGCCTCAGAAGCCGAGAAAGCAGCCAGGGCAAACTGAACCCGAGCAAAAATCCGAATCTCCCGCCACCAAAGCCCCGATCAACTGGGACAACGTCGCCAGCGAAGTGAAGACCATGCTGGAGCTGGACCCCAAGGATCCAGAAGACGGCACCGATTAGAGGGCCAGCAGGGCATCGGCCGATACCTGCAGCACCTGGCAGATCACCCTGATCTGCGCCGGGGATGCCGAGGCCCTGCCCAGCTCAAGTTTGGCGATCCAGGGCTGGCCGACACCGGCGCATTCAGCCAGCTGGGCCTGGGTGAGGCCCCGCCGGTGGCGGGCGGTTCGGATGCGGCCGCCCATCTCCCGCCGGACGTACGGGGCAGGAGGGACCACAAATGGGCGGTCCTCAAACATGCCGATGCGGAATAAAACACGATTCAGGCTAAGGAAACCCGCAGTTTGGTATCTCATCCGAACTGGGTGGTGTGAGCGAGGAATGGAGGTTTGACCGTGGCGCCATTAGCCCCAACTGGGAGAAAACCCCAGATGGGTTCTTGCGTGTCCATGGAACCTTCAGCCGTACCGGTTGTCTCTCCTACAAGCGAGCAGACGGCAGCACCCAGGTCGAATATCGCCCGGAAGAAGAGGTTGCTCATCGCGATTCAATTCTTTCGCTTGGGGGATTGCCCGTCACCCATGAGCATCCCCCAGAGCTGCTGACCCCTGCCAACACTCGGCAGTATCAACGCGGATCGACTGGAACCGAAGTCGTATACGACAACGGTTTTGTCAAAGGCGTCGTCATCCTCACAGACGCCGAACTCATCGCCGCCGTTGAACGCGGCGATGCCAGGGAATTGTCGATTGGCTATCGCGTTCAGATTGATCGCACACCAGGGGTTACGGCCACAGGTGAGCGATACGACGCGATCCAGCGACGCATCGTGGGAAACCATTTGGCGGTGACCAAGGAAGGCCGATCTGGGTCTGAGGTCCGGCTGCACATGGATTCCGCATTCTCGATCGATCCACCACCCTCTCCGCCATCACCCCCCCCCTTGGAGGCCCATGAAATGACCACGGCTGTTGCAGCACTGTCCAGCGCCACCGCGACCTTGGCCACCGCCCTGGCGGGCCAAAGCCGCTCGGATGGCAAGCAACGCTCCATGCTCATGCAGGAAATGGCGATGGATATGGATCCTGAAGATGACCCCGACGGCGACCCCGAGGAAACCTCTGAAGAGGAGGGCATGGAACCCGAAGTTATGCGAAAGCCCAAAAAACCGATGGCCAGGCGTCGCCGTAGTGACAGCGTGGTGTCACGGCAGGAATACGAGCGGGTGGTGAACGCGCTGGCTGACAGCGAGCGAGCACACCAGACGGATCTTGGCCGGATGGATGCGATCAGCGAACGGCTCGCCGAACTGGAAGCAGATCTGGACAAAAGGCTCGATTCCAGCGAGATCTGTCTCGATGCGCTGGTCACCGAAAAGCTGGAGCTGCTGGAGCGGGCCAATGAATTGGCCGGTGAACGAATTGACCATTCCGGCCTATCGACGCGACAACTGCAACTGGAAGCAATGCAGAAATCGGGTGTGGCGATCGAGCGCTTCGATAGTAAATCCGACGAATACGTGGCCGCGGCATTCGACACCTACTGCGATGCCAACACCAGCCCCAACCGCCTGGACCACTCATCCGCTCTGAAGCTCCTGCTTGGCAAAACTTCGGGCAATTCTGAACCCGATCCCCGCGAAATATTTAAACAACGGCTTGAGAATGTTTCTCGACAACCGTTGACCAGCAATTGACCTCTCATTACTTAACTGTCCTCTTGCTAATTGACCATGGCCTTGATCGTTACACCCACTGCATCAGTCGTTGATGACGGCGCCCAAATTGCCTATCCGCTGACCATGGATCGGGGCAACCCCGGCCAAATTGCCGATCTACGGGACGCGACCATAGCCACTGGGCACAATGAAACCGCAGCTCGGATCCCGTTTGGCATTCCGGTGAGGCTGAACGGCTCTGGCCTCCTCAACAACAGCTGTATTCCCCTCACGGCCGCCGGCAGCATTTTGGGGCTAACTGCCCGGACTGCAGTTGCCGAACGCGATGGCCCCTCCGGTGCCTACGCCGATGGCATCCCGATTGGTGCCGCCGTCAATATTCTTACCCGTGGGCCCCTCTACCTGGAGGTGATTGAAACCGTGGCGCTGACCGACAGCCTGCGGTACTTCAAGTCCGGTCCAAATGCCGGCAAGTGGGGCAAGACAGCATCGGCTGGCAATTCGCTGCTTCTGACCGCTGGTAACTGGGCAATTCGAAAGGCCGGCGCCGTAGGAACCGTCCTGCTTCTGGAAATCAACACCCCAGCGGCATTGAGTTTCACTGCCGACTGATCACTTTTCCCAACCCTTCGCCAATCATCACCATGGCCACTCGACTTGATGCCCAGGCAGCCCCTGGAGCCTTTCTGCAAAAGGAGCTGCAATACGTCCAAGCCAGGGCATACGTAAAGGAATACCCCGAGATTATCTATCCCAAAATCTTGCCGGTCAGTTTTGAGGTTCCGGAGGGTGCCGATACCCATAAGTACGATATTTGGGATCGTGTTGGCGAGGCGGACTTTATAAGCGACAGCGGTGATGATCTGCCCACTTCAGATGTTAAGCGAGGTGAGGTTATTAACGCAATCCGTCAGATTGGCACTTCGTTTAGGTACACCACTGATGAAATCCGCAAAGCGCAGTTTTCAGGAATTAGGCTTGATCAGCGCAAAGCTGATTCTGCGACCCAATCAATTGAAGAGCGGCACAATCGGTGTGCTCTCTTCGGGGCGCCTGGCACAGGTCTAAAAGGATTCTTCAACCATCCAGCCGTAGACAGGCTGGTGCTCACCGGCAGCGCCACCGACGGCTGGTTTGATGCCGCAAATATCACCCCTGACCAAATGGTTGCCATCCTCAATGAAGGCATTACCTATCAAGGCACTGTTTCCAACCAAGTTGAGGCCGCTGACAGTCTTCTGATGCCCTATGTCGACTGGCGCAAGGTGACCACCACAAAGATGGGGACTAACGATTCCAAGACCGTGCTGAACTTTTTCTTGGAATGTAACCCTCAAATCAAGCGGGTAATGCCAATCAACGAATTGGAACCGTCAAAATCCGGCGGCAACCTTACTGCCAGGCGGATGGTTTTGTACAAATATTCCGAAGATAAAATAAAGTATATGATCTCCATGGCAACCAAGTTTTTACCTCCTCAGCCCATCAATCTGGCCTTTAAGGTCCCTGCCGAAAGCAAAAGCGCCGGTACACAAATCACATTCCCCAAGTCCGTGACCTACATCGATAAAGGCTGATCATCTTAATTCTGATTCACATACCCAATCGCCTCCCGTTTTATGGCTGCTACTGCAACTGTTCCCGCTTCAGCCTCTGCCAAGCCTGAGGTTGTTTCCGCCCTGGCGCCGGACCCTACGCCTCCCGCCGCCCCAGCCGCTGAAGTGGAGGCTGGGGCGGCGGCTCACCGCCGTCTTGCCATCGCCTACACCCCTGAGGTGATCGAGGCGCAGACGGCTGCGATCCCCGCTGGCGACTTTGTCGTCTGTTGGGTGGGCCAAGAAGAGCGCCTCATCCTCAAACCCGGGCTGAATTTCGACATCGATCCTGGGCTGTGGGAAAAAGCCAAGGAGCGCGCCAGCGTCCAAGAACTGTTGGGTCAGCGGGCGATTGAAGAGATCGACCTGGGCGGCCCGACCGTTAACGACACACCCGCCTTTGGCGTCACGGTGATCAAAACGTGCGACCAGTCCACGGCACTGCGCTTGGTGCATGTGTCGCGTGATGCCAAGCAGCTAGAAGGCTGGCTGGCCATGGAAGAGCGCACGCCGGTGCGCAACAACATCGCCAACAAGCTCAGGCAGCTCAAGGACGGGAAGAGCTGATCATGGCGGTCCCGACCCTGGAGGCATTCCTGGAGAGATTCCCGGAGATGGTCATTCACCCGGTGCCGGTGATTGAAGATGCCCTGCTGGTGTCGGGAAAACTGTGTGCTGCGGAAATTTGGGGCGACCTGCACGACAGCGGTGTGGGCTACTACGCAGCCCATCTGCTTGATCTGCGCAACCGCGAGATCGGCGCCATGGTCGGCCAGGCCGTCACGGGCATCTCTGGCACAGGGGTGAACGCCACCTTCTACGGCCAGCAATACGAAGCGCTGCGCTCCACGCTGCCCGTCTTGGGGATGGTTTTCTGATGTCCATTCCGTCGCTGCCGAGCTCAAACTACGGCACCCACGCCAATGCTGTCCTGACATTTGTGGTGAGCGGCTTTGCCACGGTGGACGACCCGGAGACGGGCAATCCGGTGCCCCGGCCGGAAACGCTCACCTACACCGCAGCGCTGCGTATCGCACAGCCCGACTGGAAGGGCCAGCCGGGGATCGACATGACCGACTACAACTGCTCGGGCCGGCTGCTGGAGCCCCCCACCCTGGATCCACGGCTCACCAGTGGCTCCCAGGCAGAGGCCACCATCAATGGCTACAGCGGCACCTTTGAGCTGCGGCCGGACATCGGCATCAATCGGGTGGCCCTGCCTGCCATCCGCCAAGCGATCCATGGCAAATTCACCATCGTCGGAGGCAGCCGCTGATGCCAATGGTCGACCTGCGGATCAATAGTGCCATCGATGAGACCTTCACCGATTTTGCGGCCTACCTGGCCCGGCGTTTTACGGCCGAAATCCGGGAGGACAAATGGAACTGGCCCACCGATCCCTCCCCCCGGGACATCGTGGACACCGGCAACCTCGCCAAATCGCTACGGGTGGTCGGGCCCGAAACGGTTGATAGCCGCATAGAGATTCGTTTTGAGTGGGCAGCTCCTTATGCGGCTGCCGAGCATGACGGTGCGGTTTTCAAGCGAACCGGCAGCAACGGGCAGGCCCTGACGATGCCGGCCCGGCCCTGGTCCCGGCCGGTGCTGTATGACCGGACCACCCTCCAGGAGTACTTCGAGCGGCGTTATGCTTTGGCCATGCAGCGCCAGGGCGATGGGGAAGAGCCTGAGGATGTGGCATGAGCGACCAGCTGGTCGAACGTGGCGCCAACCTGCGCCAGATCCGAGAGCAGCTGCTGGATCTCTTCGGCGCCCAGCTGGGCGTCTACGTCCTGCCCTCTGGGGCGACCAGGATTGCCTTTTGGATCACCGGCGGCGGCAAGGGTCAGCATCGGGTGCCACCGGATTGGCGGATCCGCGGCATCGAGGCCGTTCTGCAGCGCCGTCCCGTTCGGCAGCCGCTCGGCGGCATCGGCACGATCATTACCAACCGCATCTGGTCGTTGACATTTGTGTGTTACGACTCGACCCAAACCCTGGATGAAATCGACCTGTTGATCCTCCGGGCCTTTCCGGATGCGCAACGGCGCCCCCGTGCTGCCACCGACGACACCTACGAGCAGCTGAATGTGGAGCTGCCGGATGTCGTTACTATTCAACCAATACAACTCACTTAGACCCCCCCCACAATGACTGAAATTGCAATCGGCGCCAGCATCCACAAAGCAACCCGCAGTCTGGTACGGGTGGTTCCCTTAACCCTGCCCAATCGCTTATATGCAACCAGGGATAGCGCAGGCTTGATCACCCTGCCAACCCTACCTACAGGACAGGGCTACGTCAATATGCCAGGTGTCACTAAACTTTCCTTTCAAATTGACGACAGAGAAGAAGAGTTCAACCTATTTGGCGATAATGGCTGGCAAGATTCTGTGACAGTAGGCTCAAAAGTCACCGGTTCAGGTGAGATATTTTTTATGCGCAACATCCAAGTCTCAGCAGCTTCGGCGCCAGTATTCCAGGGCGACTACTCCGCAGACTTTGCCATAATTGAACGGTCGCGCTACGACAAAGATTTTGAGGTTTATATTGAATTTCTCAAGGAAATGGGCCGCGCTCAAGGTACAAGCGGTGATTTTGTTTATGATTATGCTGGATTTAACGGCGTATTTAGGGGATACAATGATCCCAATGCCAGCAACGCGGGCCTTACCAAAATCAGTTTTAATCTGATGAGCCGCAACGATGCAGTATTTGGCCGTTACATTTCCGGCCCAACCCCTCTGCCAATTGGAGAAATCCAATCCACCCAGCTAGCGACGGCGCCGAGCTCGGGCACCCGTCGCTGGGCCACATCCCCGGTGGACAACGCATCCTCCGTGGCAGTTTCGGCCGCGATCACCGTCACCTACACCAGCGACGGCACCGCTGCCCTGACGCAGCTTGCCCTCCCCCCGACCGGTGGCGGTGGCTTCCGCCTGGAGAATGCCTCCTCAGGCGTCCAGATCTTGGCGGGCGTGGCGCTGGCAAACAACGTGGTGACGATCACCCCGGCCGCTTCCCTGCCGGCGGCCACAATCCTGCGGCTGCGGGTGGCCGATGGCGCCATCCAGCAGTCGGTGGACGCCTCCAACAACGCATCGGCCAACGGTGTGCGCAAGCCCCTGCTGGGCTTTGCCACCACCTTCCGGACTGCGTGAACCTCATCGCCAGCCGGAGCCCTCGATGAATGACCCCGGCTTCTACCCCCTATTTGCGGCAGGGGACGGCTCCTGCCATTTGATCCACTGCAAAGTGACCTGCAACCGCATGGAGGTGGCCGTGATGATCATTGAGCCATCGTTTGGCGATGAATGGGCCCAGGTAACATCGGAGGCGGACTACGGGGGCGATCGTTGCGCCGTAAAGCTGCCAGCAGCCTGCGTGAATGCAAGCGAAAGACTTAAGATCTATAACGCAAGCCTTCCCTACAAAACGCTCGAATGACGACCAAGGCAAGGGATGCAGTCTTTGCATCATTTGAAGAACAATTTGTTGAATTTGGCCCCATTCGATTGCGGCAATACAGCGATTTGCTAGGTGGAGAGATTGAGGAATATGACCGGCAGCAACGGGAATCGGCCCAGTTGATGCTGCAGGTGAGTGAGATTGCTCGAACCATTGGCGAGCACCCGAATTCTGGGATGGATGCCGATCAGGCTTTCGTCCTGCTGAGCAGCCCTCAAACCGATGCCGCTCTCAAGATCTCCGTGGCCATGAAATGGGGCCCCCCGGGCGGCTTCGGGTGCATTGCGCCCTTGTTGCCTGCAAAGGAGGAGCAGCACACCCGCATGATCACCCTGGCGGTGCTTAGCCGCGGCTCCGCCCAGGTGAATGGCGAATGGCTGCCCCTGCGGGAAGGCTGGAGCGACGCAGACTCCCGGGCGCTGCCGGGCAAACTCCGCACCGCCATCATCAATTTCATGGTGCAAGAAGGCAAGGGCGGGCCCCAGCCGGCAGAAGCGGGGGAGGCGGGGGGCGCCGGGGGGGGAAAGCCCCAGGGGGCGCCAGAAAGCAAACCATCCACGAACAAATAGCAAACCTACGGGCGTTTTTAGAGCGAAAACCAACCGATTGGAATAGCATCTACTTTCGCCTGGCTAGTTCTGATCTGCATGATCCCCGCTTTCATGCAGATCAATTCCATTTGCAACCAGTCGGCCACATCTTTAAGGCGGTCGAATGGCTCAATGAGCATGATCAGCAGAAGGCCAACATCCTCTCCCACACCACGGCCCGGCTGGCGGCGATCGTCCTGGCGATTGGATCCCAGGGCACGGCCAAAAGCGACCACACCGAATTTCTGCCCTTCTTGGCGCCACTCCCTGGTGGCAAGCCCAACATCAAGCCAGCTGTGATCGCCACCATTGAGGGGCTGATTCGCGCCAGGCGTCTGCCCATGGCCATCGTCGCCCTGCTGGCGGAGGACATTCGCTCGACCATGAAACCGGCAGAATGACCAACAGGCAAATGGTTCGTTGGCAGGTGGGGATGTCGATCTCGGTGCTGCCGTACTGCGGCTCTATGGCGATCGCAGCGAGCTGGACAAAGAACTAGAGAAACTGCGTCGATATACCGAACAATTAGAAAAGCAGGGCATCAAGGTCAAATTTGACGCCGAAACCGGCAACGCCACCCGCGAGGTGAACACCCTCCAACAGAAGCTGGTGGGCCTGCGCAGCACGCTGGAGGCCGTGAGCCGGGGCATGGAGGGAGATGCGTCGGCCTGGGAGGGCCTCGCCGACATGCTCACCAAGGCGGGCAAGAGCGCCGATGGCGGCTCTGGCGGCATCTCCAAAATGGCCGGTGGCCTGGCCGGCCTCAGCCGGGCGGCCGGGGTGGCGCTGCCAATCCTGGGTCAGATCGGCCTGGCGGCCATGGGCCTGCAGGCAATTTTCAACGGTGTGGCCGCGGCCGTTGGCTCGATCACCGGGCCCCTGCAGGCCCTGTCTCAGCAGACGGGCGAATTCAACAAACAGGTGGCTGAGGCCAGCATCTTCACGTCACAGGCCTTTGCCGTGATCGGCCCGGACGGCAAAGCCATTGAGGGGACCTCAAACCAGATGCGGGCCCTACGCGGCCGGATCACAGGCGAATTCAAGGAAATCCAAAAGGAAGTGGCGATGATTTCGGGCGCTACCTCCAGTGAGGTGTACGACGCATTTAATATCATCAGCCAGAACAACTCTGGATTGGGTAAGCAGGGCGAAAACCTTAGCAATGTCACCAAGCTTTCGACTCGCATCGCTGCGGCAATGGCGACGCTCAACATCCCTGGTTATCAGTTGCGGGGAGAGGCCAGCAGCCTGCTGAGCGGCAATGTTCAACCTGGTGATGAGCTGGCGATGAAGCTCTATGGCCAGGGAGCTGGCGAGCGGATCCGCACCTTGCAAGCAGAAGGTAAATACTATGACGACTTGATGGATAAGCTAAATAAGCTATATGACGGGCAGAAAGTATTGGCGGCATCGCTGGAGAACACGATGAGCAATTTTCAAGATGTGATGCAGTCAATAAATACCAGTGGAGGCCAGGGGTTTGAACGTGGGTCATCCCGTGGATTACAGGCAATTCTGACGCCGCTGACGGAATTAAAAGACACCTTTGGGGACAATATGAGGTCCATAGGTGAAATGCTTGAACCAGTCATTGTTTTAATGGGGCAGGTTGTAGGCGCACTTGTCCCATTGGTATCTATGGGTGCATCGGTCAATCAGATTGTAGCCGACATGTCCGCATTGCTTGGCAACATGTTAGGCGCCATAATTACACCAATAATCCAGTTTGTAACGGCAGGACTCATCACAATTGCCAAGACGTTTCAGCTATTGGCGTCGCTGGTATCGACAATGCTGCGGCCTATCACGCTGTTTTTCCGCCTGATTGGCCAGCAGGGGGGAGACTATAGCGATAACGCCTTCGACAAAATCAACGACACATTGGATAGCCTAATAGAGAAAAGCGAGAGGCTGGGTGCAGTTATCTCGAAACCCTTCATTGCCGCTGCCCAGGCCGCCGCCTGGCTGGAAGGCAAGGCCCGGGGTCTTAGCGACAAGGACATCCGGACGCGGCAAGCCGACATTGCCGCCGAATTTGCCGACAAAATCGGCACCAACGACAAGATCAGCCTGCGCAGCATCAATGTCTCGCCGCTGGCCAAGCAGATGCAGCAGGAGGCGGAGAAGCGCTACGCCGGGGCGATTCCAGAAGAGAAGCAACTGGCCAAAACCAAAGAGCTGGCCGATATCAAAGAGAAGATCTACAACAACGAGATCACCGCCCTCAACCAGGGGCTGGCCCTGCTGCAGGCCCAGCGGGCCGTGCAGGAGAAGCTGTTTGGCCTGGCCGATGCCCGGCGCGGGCTGGATACCCAGCGGGCTCAGTTTCAGGTGTCGGTGGCGGCATCCCCCGAAGCCCGAGCCCAGGCCGAAGACCGCCGCAATCAACTGGCCAACACCCAGGAACAGCAACGGATTCGTGAGCGGGTCACCGCCTTGCAATCGGAGAAGGCAATCCAACAGCAGCAGCTGGAGATCAGCATCCGCCAGGCGGCCATCCAGCAGCAACAGCTGACCATCCAGCGGGCCGAAATCGACGTGCAGCGGCTCAAAACCCGGCTGGCGATGGAGGATTTTTACCAAAAAGCCCTAAACGCTGCTCCCAACTCTGCTGAGCAGAAGTATTTGCTTGCCAACTACGAATTACAGAAGGACATTCTTTATATCTATCGCCAGCAGATGGAAGCGGCCGATCGTGCCGTGGCCCTTTCCGCTGAAGGTGCCACCAACTTGCGTCGCACCGGGGCCCTGCAGCAGCAAAGCCTCGACATCCAGCAACAAGCTCTGGGCGTCCAGGTCGAAGCGGCCAACCTCAGCCTGGCCCAGCAGCGGGTGTTGACCCGGCTAAACGAACAGGAGCAGGCGATCAAAAACAACCTTGCCGAACGCACCCAGGTGGAAACCCGGTTGCAGAATGGCCGCCAGCAGGAGATCGCCATTCTTGAGCGCCAGCGCAATGCCCAGGAAAAGCTGCAGGCGATCGAAAAAAGCAGGGCCGACCTGGCCAAGGCCCGCCTCGATGCCAATGCGCAGGATGCCGAGCGCATGCTGTCGCTGGCCCGGGCCCAGGCCGATGCCCGCAACAACCCCTCATCGGTGTCGGCGGTGATCGGCGCCCAGATCGAGGCCCTGGCACTCGGCCGCACCGGGCTGGTGAGCGAGGCCGATGCTGTTCGGGAGCTCTACAACGCCAAGGCCCGGCAGCTGAACCTGGAGCAATCGGTCGCCCGCCAGCAGCTGGAGTTCCAGCAGAAGCGGGAGGCTTCCGAGCAGCGGATCGCCCTGCTGCGCCTCCAGGTGGAGCGCACCAGCCAGAACATTGCCCTGCTGAACCTGGATTCGGCCCGGCAACAGCTAAAGGTCCAGGCCCAACGCGACACTCTCAGTGGTGCCACCGGGGCCGCGGCGCCGCCAGTGATTACCAACGGCAGCAGCCAAACACAGGCACTTGTGGCCGCGGCAAGACGTTTAGGAGTAAATCCGCTCGATCTTGCTACAATAATTGGTTTTGAAACGGGGGGAAGCTACAACCCCAGCCAATGGGGCGGAGACAAAGGGAAATACATGGGCTTGATTCAATTCGGGCCGCAAGAAAGAAAGCAATATGGCGCCTATCCTGGCCAAAGTTTTGAGGAACAGGTTATGGGGCCAGTGGTTCGTTATTTTCAGGACCGCTTTGCTGGCCAGGGAATGTCGACACAAGGCGCCAGTCTTTTGACGCTTTATAGAACAGTATTGGGGGGAAATCCAAGGGCCAATATTTATGGTACTGATGCTTTTGGAACCAGCCCTTCCAGTGGGGTGGCAGCAATGGGAGCACATCGAAACGAAGCCCAACGCAGATTTTTCAATGGTTCAATGCCCAACTCTGTTGCAACTTCCACAGTGCCAGCCACTGTGACCCTGGCCGCCCAACCCCTCGAAAAGCCGCTGAACAGCCTGGGCAACAGCCTCCAGGCCAACACCGACAGCATGGAGCAGACGCGCCAGTTGCTGGCCAACATTGACACGGCGATCAAAGACCTGCAGGAGGAATTGGGAGGGACCAGAACCCGCAATGAATTCGACACCGAAGCCCTGAGAATCAACCAGGCGGAGCAAAGCAGGGCCATGGAGGTGGATCGGATGGGCGCCCAGCTCAAGGCTGAAATCCTTAACTCCCCCCGCGGCCGACTGGCTGCCGGCCTGACGGAGGACACCGTGGGCGGGTTGGGCGGCGGCGTCCGCCAAGCGCTTTCTACGGCAATGCAGGGCGGCGACATCCGGGGGGCGATCGCCCAGGCCCTGGCCGGCACCGCCGATCGCCTGGCCCAGACCACCCTCAATTCCATCCTCGCCCCCCTCGAACAGCTGCTCACCGGGAACCTGTTCCAGGCCCTTAGCGGCTTTAGCGGGGCGGCCGGGCAGCAGATGACCGCTGCCCAGCTGATGCTGCGGGCGGGTCAGCTGATGGCCCAAAGCGGCGTGGGCAGTGGCTTTACACCAGGTGGCGGTGGCGGGCTGGGGTTGATCGGCGACCTCTTCGGAGGCCTAGGCCCGGGTGCAGGGCTTGTGGGTGCCGGCATCAAGGGCCTAGGCAGCGCCTTCAATGTCACCGACTTCCCGCTGGCCCAGTTTGCCGCCGGC